CGGAAATCAACAGAGAAGTTGTACGTTCAGTTCTTAAGACTGCTAAAATTGGTGCTTTACAAACATCTACTGCTGTAAGTGGTATTTTTGATGTAAACACTGATTCAGACGGAAGATGGATGGTTGAGAGATTTAAAGGCTTAATCATGCAGATTGAAAGAGAATGTAATGTAATCGCAAAAGAAACAAGAAGAGGAAAAGGTAACTTTATCTTATGTTCTTCAGATGTTGCTTCTGCACTTGCAGCTGCTGGAATGTTGGATTATACTCCTGCACTATCAGCTAACTTAAACGTTGACGACACAGGTAATACTTTTGCTGGTGTATTAAATGGAAGAGTTAAAGTTTACATAGATCCTTATTCAACTGTAGACTTCGTTTGTGTTGGTTACAGGGGTACAAACCCATATGACGCAGGAATATTCTACTGCCCATACGTTCCATTAACAATGGTTAAAGCCGTTGGTGAGAATGACTTCCAACCAAGAATAGGATTCAAAACAAGGTACGGCATGGTTGCCAACCCTTATGTAGCTATTGATGGTACTATCGGAGCCGATAGAAGCAACCAATACTTCAGAATCTTCAGAGTTGACGACATTATGGTGTAAATCATAAGTTAATTAACTTTGTTTTAAAAGGGGTCTATTTTAGGCCCCTTTTTTTGCGTTATAAATAAAATCATGTATTCAATAATGGATACTTTACACATACACACACAGGAGAAAAATATGAGTAATTCAAAATCAGGGTTCGAAATCAGAGCCGACTTATTAAACCAAGCACAAGGAATATTGGAAGGAAACTTCCATAGAGAAATCGATGCGATTCATGCGCATAATGATAACTTTCCTAATGAGAAAAAACCTTTACCTTTAAGAGAAATCACTGGTGAAGAGATTATCGAAACTGCAAGACAACTTAATGAGTTTGTAACTGAGAAGTAATCCTATTTGGGGCCATGATTGGCCCCTTTACTATTATAAATAACTATATACAAGGAAAAATATATGAATAAATTAATGATATTGGGACTTTTTGTTATGTCACTTTCGCCTTTTGCAAGTGCTGAGTGGGAAACAAGTGGTTTCATTGGAGTGCAATCCGAATACTTTTTCAGAGGAGAAAGTCAAGGAGATGACCGAGCAAATCAGATGGGGTTACACCTCGAAAATGATTCTGGTTTATTTGGTGGCGTATGGGTAAGTGAAGTTGGCATTTATGGCAATTCAAACTGGGAACATGATTTTTATGCAGGTTATAAACATAACATGTCTGAAAATGTAGACCTTTATGGTGGAGTTATTAAATATGACTTTGACCATGAGTGGTTAAAAATTGGACCAGATGATAATGGCGATACATCTGATTTAAAAGAAGCTTATATCGGTGGTTCTTATAAAAGTGTTTCATTGGAACATTATGTGGACCTAGATAATAGCGAACTTACTTATACTGAGTTTGGCTATGACCTACCATTGGGTTTAGCTATGATAGACCTTAAAATGACATGGGGTTTATTAAATGGCGACGATGATGTACTTGGATTAAAAGCAACAAGAGCTTTTGGTGATTGGGATATATCAGTCATGGCAATGGAACATTCTAGACATGGTGGTCGTAAAGAACATTCATCATTTGGAATAAAATACAACTTTTAGGAAATAAATATGGCAACTTTAACTACAAATAAAAACTTTTTAAGCCCAGTTGGATTTCAATTTAAAGTTGACCATACGAAATATCCTAATTTGGAATACTTTGTGGTGGCGGCTACTTTGCCATCGATGAATATCGCTGCGGCTGAAATGCCTTATAGAGGAGTTAATTTATCCTTTACAGGCGACAGAATGGCATTTGATGATTTATCAATTAGAGCTAACATCACAGAGAACATGGAAAATTATGTTGAAACCTTTGATTGGATTCACAATATAATACAATCAAATAAAGCAGAAGACTTTAAAGCAGATGCTACATTATTAATACTTTCATCACATAATAATGTTACAAAGGAAATTAAATTTAATGGAATATTTCCAACAAGTTTAAGTTCAGTGGAGTTGGATTCACAGGCTGAAGCAATAGATTTTGCACAAATGGATATAACATTCTCATACACATCATTCGAATTTGTATAAACAGGTTTACTTTATCACAGTAATGTGGTATAATATATATTATGAATAATTTAGAAGCAATCATTGAAATGTGGAAAACCGATAGTGTTATCGACGAGATGGAACTCGGAGAGGCGTCTAGGAAATCTGCAAAATTACATTCCAAATACTTAGAATTATATAGTGTTAATAAACTAAAGCTAAAGAAACTTGAATTAGATTTTAAAGTACTATTACGCGATAAGTTTAATCACTATGGTGGTAAATTATCACAAGAAGAATTAGATACAAAAGGATGGGATTATGACCCATTAAATGGGTTAACAGTATTAAAAGGCGATATGGATAAATATTACGACGCCGACCCAATCATACAAGAACACCAAGCAAAAATTCACTACACACAAGAAATGGTTGATACTCTTAAAGAGATTATGGATAATATTAAGTGGAGACATCAGTCAATTAAAAATGCCATTGAGTGGCATAAATTTACTTCAGGTATGTAATGGAATCACTTATCGTTTCAAAGGTTAATGAAACCTTTTTACACATTGAATGCGAACCTTCGGTTGAAAGAGAACTATCGGAACACTTTTGTTTCTTTGTTCCAGGTTATAAGTTTATGCCGGCATATCGTAACAGAATGTGGGATGGCAAAATTAGATTATTCGACCAAAGAAAAAAGACATTATATGTTGGGTTATATAAGTACCTGAAAGAGTTTGCAGCAGGGCGAGGATATGAAGTCCTAAATAATGATTCTCCAGAATATGGTTGTATAGAACCAGAAAAGTTACCATTAGAATTTGAACAGATGCCTATATTAACTGCAAACCAAAATCCTATTGCTCCAAGAGATTACCAATTTAGCGCATTAGAACATGCACTTAAAAATGAAAAAAGTTTATTACTATCACCTACCGCTTCTGGTAAATCATTAGTTATATACCTTGCGGCAAGATGGTATATAGAACAACACTCAAGCTTAAAAATATTAATTGTAGTTCCTACAGTATCATTGGTTGAACAAATGTATTCAGACTTCGAAGATTATAGTTCTACTGATGAGCATTTCCACGCAGATGAATATTGTATGAGAATACATGGTGGTACCGTGAAAGGAGAAAGAATAGGTAGAGTGGTTATATCCACATGGCAATCTATATACAAAAGACCCGCTGAATTCTTTCAGAACTTTGGTATGGTTATAGGAGACGAGGCCCATCAATTTAAAGCTAAATCACTTACTTCTATAATGGAAAAATGTACAGAAGCTAAATATAGAATTGGTACAACAGGTACATTGGATGGAACACAAACACATCAATTAGTATTAGAAGGATTATTTGGTCCTGTTTATAAGGTAACCACTTCAAAAGAATTAATGGATAGAGGTGCATTGAGTCAATTGGATATTAGTGTATTAGTACTAAAATACCATAATGATTTATGTAAAGCACACATTAAGAATAGTTATGCACAAGAGCTTGATTTTATTGTGGGTTATGATGCCAGAAATCAATTTATATCAAACCTAGCTAGAGACCAGAAAGGTAATACACTGGTACTTTTTAACTATGTAGAGAAACACGGAAAGCCATTACACAGATTATTAGAGAAAAAATTAGATAAAGACAGAAAGTTATTTTATGTCTCAGGAGAAACAGATGTCGATACAAGAGAATCAGTCAGAGAAATTACGGAAACACAAACCAATGCCGTTATTGTGGCGAGTATTGGGACCTTTTCTACTGGTATTAATATTCGTAATCTTCATAATATTATATTTGCTTCACCAAGTAAGAGTCAAATTCGAGTCCTTCAATCCATAGGAAGAGGTTTAAGAAAAAGTGACGATGGTCGTATGACAAAGTTATATGATATTGCCGATGATTTACATTGGAAGAATCGAAAAAATTATACACTACAACACGCTGCGGAAAGAATTAAAATATATTCCAAAGAAAAATTCAAATACAAACTATACGATATAAATATATAAATGAATATAAGGCAATTTAAGTTAATAAATGGAGATGATATTATCGCTATTCTGAATACAAAGAATGATGATAATTATATTATAGAAGGACCGGTTATATTACTTCCCAATATGTTTGGGAATATGCAATTTGCTCATTGGTTTCCACTATCGTCTCAAAAGACATTTAAATTATATAAAAATCGTATTGTACACCATGTTCCAGTGGATGAATACATACATCAAACTTACATCAATTTCGTTCTGCATACCAAGAAGCCAGAATATAAGCTTCAGTCTATGAAAGAGGCAGTACAAGATATTGTTGAACGTGAAAGAGAATTAATTGAGGAAGAATACCTTGCAGATGGCCGTCATGAGACTAAAGAGACAATACATTAGTATACCTCTGGCCCCTGCCAATACTATATTATTATACCATAAAAAAGGTCAGCTGTAAACACGCAGGTTAAAACTTTTTTGGTTTACTTTTAACTAGAAGTATGGTATAATATAACATTATGGAGAAATAAAATGAGTGCGAAAGCAAAAGCAAAACCACATTATGTAAACAATAGGGACTTTTCAGAAGCCGTTATGGATTATGCAGTGAGGGCCCAAAAGGCAAAAGCAAAAGATAAA